TTCTCAAGATAGTTTGAGATTTCAGACATATTTATCTCCGTGCGAGAGTCATCGTCAGGGGAACACCTGCGTATTCTCCCCGATCATCGGATGCGTTGATAGTGTCAATTGCCCTTTGATACAGCGCAGCCCAGGTGTTCAGACGCTCATCATTCATGATGTAAGGCTCTGCCTCTCCCAAAGAAGCATAGAGCAGCGCATCGGCACAGTTCGCCAGGAACACATTTGAGGTGTTGGAGTCGCTCAGATAGGCCGGAGCTGCGTAGTACAGCATCCGCACGTTGTATGCAGAGTCCGGGATCGGTGCGAACTGGAAATCACTCGCCAACAAGGTATATCGCTTCGGAACGCCCGTGTTTGTTGCGTCGGCATTGCGATAGAAGATATTTGGAGATAGGTACTCCAAAGCAAAGTTGGGAGTGGTGTTCAGATGGATGTCCCGCATCTCCAAGAAGTCGCTCGGAAGCGATAGCGTGGAGTCGTTAGCGGTCATCGCTGCATTGACCAGCTTGAGCATCTGACGAATCCGCAAGTCCCGGCGAAGACGGTTCTCTGCGAATGTGATGAAGTCAGGAATCTTGCTGGTCAGATCAGTCCGCGCCAGATAGTCTGCAACTGCGGTCTTGAGATCGGAATAGGTAGAGATAGCCATTAGACCCTCCCTGGACGGGTGCGGAATGCGCGGTTGTCAGGATGATTGAGCCACTCTTTGAATCGAGCCTGGTCAACCACATGGAATCCCCGCATGATGCCCTTTTTGTTGAGATCGTCAATCACCACCAAAGGAACCGAGGCGATCTTGTTCCCAAATAAATGGTCACTCCATCGAGCGCGTTCATCGTATGAGTTGAACTGAGCCTTATTGGACTCAATGATCCCACCCACATCCTGCGAACTCTCAATCACGATCCCGCCATCATCAGCGGCGTGAGCCTTGCGCTGGACTACCTTGGTGTTCTTTGCGATTTCGTTGATGTTCATGTGAAAAAGGGGGCTGAGTTTCCCCTGCCCCCTTAGTTGTCACCGATAAATCGGCTTACGACAGGTCAGCGATGATGCCGTGAGCGGCTTCGTTCTTGACCTCGAGGGTGTATTCCACCAGCAGCTGAGTGCGATCCGAGTCGCCGTTCTTCGCCAACTCAATGGTCTGGAAGGGACGCAGATAAGCAACAGCAGCGTACTCGGGATCAAGCACGAAGGCCACTTCGTTAGCAGAGTTGCCCGACAGCATGAAGCGGTTGGGAACCACGCTCACCGAGCCGAAGTCCGACAGATAGATGTCGGCAGCGCCAATGATGGTCGTCGGAGCATCCGAAGGAGCCATGTAACGCTGGGCAGCGATACCCGCAAAAGCGGAAACCGTCTGCTTGTGCGCCGGGGTCACCATCAGAATCTTCGGTGAACCACCCGACTCAAACACTTCCTTGATGACCGTCTTGAGTTCGGTCTCAGTGAAGGTGCGGTTCGTGCCGTTCGTACGAGCGGTCGTGCCGGAAGAACCAGCAGAGCCGCCCGAACCGAAGTCGCCATTCGTCGCCAACCAGGTCTGGAGGCCACCCAACACACGGGCGGTAGAACCAGCCGTGCCGTTGCTCTGAACGGTGTTGTTCAGGAAGGTGAACTCCATGTCGCGCTTGATCTCAGACGAAGCCTTCGACAACTGATAAGCCAGTTCCGACTTGCGGCCAGCCTTGTCAACGGCTTGCAGCGTGCCAGTCACAGCAACAGTCTTCTGGCTGATCTGGGTGCGGTTACCAACACGAGTCGTCGGGCTGAGCGTCGCGCTAGAAGCGTCAGCACCTTCAACTGCGGCGTTAGCAGCAGCGGCGGCCAGGGAGTCGGTCTGCCACTCGTGGTAGACAGCCGTAGCCTTGGTCTTGCCGACGGTAGATAGGAATGGCGTATCGGTTGGAGAGATATTATAAATAATATCGCTCAAGTCCTCCCGCATACCAATAGCGGCATAGGTACGAAATTGGGTCATGATCTTTCCTTAGAGTAGACGTTCAAACAGGGCCGCAGCATCGGAGACTTTTCCAGACTTCCTCAACTGCGAATGAGCTTTCTTTACTGTTTCGTCTGCCGCTACCTTTTGAGTCGCTGCATTGCCTGGACGAAGCATCTTCGGCGCTTCACTTACTTTCTTGGTTACTTGAGGCTTCTGGCTCTGTAACTTCGCGTATTGCGCGGCCATATACAGAACCTGAACAGCTCGAGAATCGTAAGCGGTTGCCAGTTCTTGCTCGGAATAACCGATCGACCTAGCAAACTCTCGAACCATCTTCTTGACTTCGGTTCCCTTCTCAGGGTGCGCGTAGTCAGGAATCACCTCCGCAAGTCGCTGCGCTTCACGCTGAACAGCTTGGGCTAGTTCGGCTTGACGCTCGGCGTTTTGCTGTTGAGCAATACGCTGCTTCTCGGCCTGAACCATCGAAAGCTGTTTCTCGCGCTCTGTGCGCTCGGCTACCTTGACGGCATAACCAATGGGGTCTGTCTCTTTCAACGCCTCGAGATTTTCCCCGGTGTCTTGTTTACTGATGAACTCTTCGATCAGGTTCAGCCTTTGCGCGTAGGCATCCCGCGCCTGCTTTGCCTGCTCTACGGCCATCCTCTCAGCTTCTACAGCTTTACGCTGCTCGGCCAGAGTCTGTGACTTTTTGGTGTAGTCCAGCCCCTTTTGATACCCATCCACCAATTCGTCGAAGGTGACTTCCTTTTCCTCACCAGCGGCTTTCACTCGGAATCGCTGTGGTTCAGGCTCTACCTCTACTTCTTCGGTTTCAAGCACCTCGGGTTCGGACGCCTCGACTTGTTCTGGTTCCTCTTGAGCTTGCGGGGCGGCTTGTTCAGCTTCCGTCGGCTCCATCAGTCCCAAAAACGCGCCTGCGGCTTCGTTTACCGTCATCGAGACATTCCCGGATTCCGGGGCCATGTTCTCAGCCATTTCGTTCCTCAGTTGTGTCTGAAAGCGTCAGACTCGCATCAGAGGATTTTCCACCGCTTCTTGACCAACTGGTCTTCGGAAGCAATTGCGGAAAAGTGCCCCATTATTTCATCAAGTAAGCGAAGTTTCAAATAGGCTCGCTCACGAATGTCTATGTCCATCTCATCCGAATTGGTAATAACACTCATAAGTGTTGACCGGATGGAATCAATCTCCCCGGTAAACCATTCGTCACCGAGAAGCGTTTTAGCCCGTTCTGACTTGTTCAAACCGCTGCGCTCCTGCTAGGCGTTGTCGGAATAGACATCATCTGAGGCCCAAGAAGCCCCGGCAAAGCGAATGCCTGTGGACGAGCGCCAAATCTACCAGCGCCGTAGTAAGGCCCGAAGTAATCGTAAGCACCGATTTCACCCATCCCACCCATACCTGGCAAACCGCCAAGAGATATCGGGGTGAACTCGCCTCGAGGATAAACGGGGCTGCGACCTCTAGCGATTGCGTCATAAGCCGCTTGGTCAAACGGCGCGGCAGTTGATCCACCACCGCCCAAAGCAGTTCCGGCAAGCCCCAAAAGCCCTAGCGCCAACAGAGGATTAATCGTCGTACTTCCCTCGATTGGGCCTGTAGATGAGCGCGGAACTTCGTATGTGGTGACCGGAACCTCTCCGCGAGGAGTTGTGATTACGGTTGCCGCAGCGGGAGCCAGGATGCTCGGAGTCTCGGTTTTGATGGTGCGAGACTCAATCGGTACGGTCTGCGTAGGAGCAAGCGTTCCAACTGCGGCGGCAGTCGGCGCGGTAGGTTGCGTCTGAGCTGGGATATTTGTGGCCTGGACTGGAACCGTCTGCGTGGGAGTCAATAAACCACCCACAGCAGCAGCAGTCGGGGCGGTTGCTTGCGTTTGAGCGGGGGTTGTAGCGGCTTGCACCGGAACGGTTTGCGTAGGGGCCAACAGTCCACCAGTAGCCGCAGCAACAGGAGCAGAAACTTGCGTTTCGGCCGGGGCGGTTGTCGTTTGAACCTGGACACTCTCGCTTGGAACCGGGAATGACTGAGCACCTAGCAATCCTGTTGCAGCAGGCGCAACAACAGGCGCGGCGGTTGACAGTAGTCCAGCCTGACTTGCTTGACTAACCACAGGCACTTGTTCGACCAAAGATGGAGCAGCTGGGAACTCCAATCCCTTTGCCGAGCCTGCCGCAGAAACACCAAACTGCGCGTCTAGCGCGGAGTTGATTACTTCATTGGCCACGCCTTCTTGAGTAAGAATCTGGGCGATTTGCTCCTCAGGAACTCCTTGAGCTGCCAAATTGGCCACATCAACCGCCACATCAGGATCGACAGATGCCGCTGATGCGCCAGGGAAAAGAGTCTCAATCCCGAATGCTGTCGTTCCGGCCAATGCCGCAGCCCTGAGAGCCTGAGCAAGATCACCACTATTGGCGAAAGTCGTGAATCCTGCTCCAGTCGCAGCGGCAGCAGGAACACTCATCAGGCCAACTCCGGCAGGGCCAAGGCCAGCAGCGGTTCCTGCGGCGATTGCGGCATTTGCCAGAGTGCCAAGCAGGCGATCTGTCGAGGTCTGCTCAAACTGAGTGCTGAGTTCCTCTGTGGCTTGTTGTCCGGTAGGAGTGAACCCAGCAGACAAGTATGCGCCAGTCGGGGTCTCAATAAATCCTTGAATCGACCCATCGCCTTGGACGTTGTAGGTGATGCCGTTCTCTGTGAAGCTGCCGACGATTGCGTCTGCAAAGCGTGGATCGTTTGCTCGTCCGCTGGCGGCAAGAACTTCTTGCGCCCGGTTTGCAAGCACATCACCAGATTCAAACAAACCAGAGAATCGCTCTCCTCCTGCTTCAGAAAGAAGTCCAGGCTGTCCCGTATCACCAGGATCAAACTGCTTTCCAGCCCCATAAAGCCCGGCGGCAGTCAGTCTACGCACCTCCTCAGCAGGGAATCCAAAAGCGTCCAGTCCAGCCGCAATCCGAGCATTGTATTGGGCAGAACCAACCGGGGCAGCCGTTTGGATGTCGGCTTGAGTACCAGCAGCAGACTCCTCAAACGCTCCAGAGGAGATGAGCTGCATCCCTCGACGCATGGCGCTTGCATCCACGCCGGGAAGGGTCGCGATGATCGCGGGATCAATCCCAAGTTGAAGGGCAGACTTCACCGCCAGATCGGGTGTTTTACCTTCGGCATATCGAGCATTAATCTGCGCGACGATTGCGTCATAAGGCAAAGACCCAATGTTCGTTTGCACGAGTTGTGTTGCCATGATTTACCCCGGAATCTCTACATTGGAGGAAATGCCTGCGCCGATCTTTGCGGCCTTGAGTTGGACTTCGGCCTCGAACTCTTGGCGCTTCAGCTCCAGTTCAGCCGCAGCCTTCTCTCTGGCGAGTTGAATCTCAGCAGCAGCTTTCTCTCGCTTAGCCTGAATATCTGCCATCGCCTTCTCGCGGTCAATCTCCAACTGGGCCTGAGCCTGCATCATCATCGCTTGGATGGCCGGATCAGGTTGCTGTTGCTGCGGAGGAGGATTGCTCAAAGCCTGGTCGATCTCAGGCGTGATCGGCTTGAAGAAGGTTGCCGAGTCCTTGAACCCTGCGGCCTCAATCATCCGTCCCAGAGTCTCGCGGTACTGACCCACCGTCACCAAAGGATTGGCAGGGCCAAACTGCTGAAGAATCCGCTCCTGCTTGTCCAGGATCATCGCAAGCATCGCCATCTGCTCTTGCTTGTTACCAGTTCCCAGACCGACAGAGATGCTCACATCGTACTGATTCGACCACTCACGGGGATCCATTTGGATGTACTGCCCACGCATCCGAATGATCCGGGGCTTGTCTTGGTACTTGCACAGAAGTTGAAGGATGCCCTTGAACAGACTCTTAACACCTGTCTCGGCGAAGTTCCGAGCGATTAGTTCCATCTTGCCAGCAGAGGCGTTCTGGAACGCAGCCACAGCGGTAGCGGTGACATTCTGGAGGACATTGGGATCAAGACCCTGCGTGGCATCCGAAACACCCGTGCGCTTGGCCTGGACTGCATCCAGATACTCGAGCATCGGGAAGGCTTGATTCGCCACAGGCTGAACCGCCATCGGAACCACCGCATTGGGGTTCTTCATCCGAATCACACCACCAGGCGTGGGAGAGATGAGATCGTCCAGGTTGACCTGTCCATCCACCGCACCAACTCGGTAATTGTTCGTCAGATACAGGTTATCCAGCATCTGCCGGGTGATCGTGGACTTCTGGAGCTGCAAGTCCATGACCTTATCCGCTAGGGACAGGCCATAGAACTTGTGCGGGACAGGGATCGGGCAGAGGCTATGGAAAGGAATGTAGTCCGTTTCCGTTTCCTCGAGAATCTCGCTTCCGGCGTACCAAACTTGAAGCAGCTCGGCCAGACCATCACCATCCCGGTCTGCGCGGATGTAGCACTCGTACACCTCAACATCCTGCATGGTCGGGTCGAGGCTTTCGTCTTGGCTGGGCTGCTCGCCTTCAGAGTACCGAGCCACTCGCTCAGGAGAGAAGCTCAAGTCATCGTAGGCCGGGAGGTCGCGGACAACCTCTTCCGGGAATCCCATTGCTACCAGATCAGACCGAGGCATCAGTCGGCGGTGAGCAACGAAGGGAGAGTCCTGGATCGTTGTGGCCTTCTTGGAGATCAGGAATTCCTCGGGAGGAATGTTCTGAATCGCCACCCGTCCGACTTGGTTCTTCTTCTTGACCTTGACGTTGTAAGAGACTTGGGTGATCTGAACACCGTCCATCCCGATTGCGGGAGTTCCGTCGATGTTTGTGATCTGCGTCACAAAAGTCTCTTGTTCGATGATCTCCCGAGTGCCGTCTTGCAGTAGAAGCGCAAGCTCAGCATCGCTCAGGTTCTCGTAGGTCTCCTTGATAACATCAATCTTGTTATCCCAGTAAGCCTTGACGATACCGACCTTCTCGAGCAGCGCATCCTTGAACCAGTCATGCAGGATGGCGAAACCAGGGTTGTCCTTGTAGAACACCCAGTTCGAGTAGTCCGTGGCTTGGTTCGCTCCTTGCTCATCACCGGGGCCGACAGGCTCATAGCGGATGATGTCGTCCGAGGCGGTGAAGATGCGGATCAGTTGAGGAATCGCGCCGTCAATGACCTCTGCCACCTCTCCGGTGACGATCTGGCTTCGGCCCTCTACCTCGTTACCGTAAGGGTAACGAAGGTAATACTCAAGTGACCGGGTTCTCTGCTCGGTTGTCTCCGTTTGGAGATACCCGATCGCTCCATCGATTTCGGCCTCGAGCAGGCTTTTCAGGCTGATTTGATTCATGC